TATCAGAGATATATGGTATCGTTTGGCTCTAAATTGCCAGGAGTTTTAAACTCTATGATACGAGAAGCAGAGGCTGGTAATGTGCAAGCTGGAAGGCTAGTTCTCGAACACTCTGGCAAGTTAATAAAGCGTGTCGAAGTAGCCAACCATCAGAGTCCATTTGAGAAGTTTTTGAAGTCTAATGAAGGCAGTAAAGAGGTGGATGCAGTAGATGCAGATTACGAAGATGTAACGGATATTCAAGTAATGCCACAAAGACCAATTGTACCAAAAAAAACTCAACAACCCACTAAAAGACAGCAACTAAAAAACCTTAGAGCTAAACAAATTCAATTGAAAAAAAGAAGGGAAGCTGCCAAATGGAAAAAAAGAGCCAAAGCTGTAGGAATTGCTACACTTGGTCATGGAAGACCTACCCCAGCTCAAAAAAAGGCGTGGCAAGATAAAGTTATCGCTAAAGAGGAAGCCACTAGGCGAAATAAAGGGTAATATTTTGCCATATTCGTTAAATAGGAGTGTTTTAAGGCACTTTCCACTACTCCAGTATGCCATGCATATATATATACTATATATATATTACATATTAATAAATAAAAGATGGCGTATAATCCTAGTGGCATTATCTTTTTAAACGTTTTACCTTGGCAGTATATAAAGAGTTACAGTTAGGACATTGATCACTATCCTCTACGATAGTACTTAATGTATTCCAAGCCCAGTGACAGGAAGTACAAATCCAAGTAACGATACTAAATTTTTTCATAACTTAAGTTTATCTTCAACATCTAAATCTTCAGGTACTAACTGACAGTAACAAAATTCTTTACATACACTAAATCCAGAACCAGGCATTCCCCTAGCTTCCCAATTTTCCCAAGTATCTACTTCACCAGCTCTTACTTTACAGTCAGGGCAAATATTTTTAGAGATAGCAACCCACTTTAACTTTCTCCCCATGTCTCCAGACCTCCGAAACGCTTGATTAATTGCTCCAACAACTCCTCGTTTAATTGAGTTCCGCAATTCTCCAAAAACTCTCCCTTTGGTGGTGAGATCGGAGTCAAGAGTTCTAATAATTGATTGTTCACTAGCACCATTTCTTCCAAGACGTTCAATCTCTTGATTAAGTCGTTCATTGAAGATTCTGATGTCGTAAGATAATCCAAGAGCAGCGAGTAATAATATTTCTCTGTCTTTGTCATCTAATTTCCTATTGTCTTGTTCTGCCATAAAATATCCCTATCTATGTCTCTAATACAAGAGGAGTTTTTCTTCTAAGCTTCTCTTTTGACTTTTTATAAAAGTTATCAAGTATTCTTTTAAATCCATTCTTAGTAGGCTCAATAAATGGTCTAGCTGGCACTACTTTATTAGGAATCATAGACTTAGGTGAAGTAATAAATCCAGACTGATGAAATGTACCATACTTTAATATTTCCAATCCTTTTTCATTAGATTTAATACTGTTATATAAATTGCCACTTGCTTTTAAAGGAGGCGTAACTCGATATCCACTTTTTTTTCTAATTTCTTTTGTAGAATTTTCTAATTTAGGTCTTACACCTCTGTCAATCTTATCCTTAGAACCTTGTTCAGTATCTTCAGCGTATGCCGTAAGTGCTTCATCTATAAGTTTTGGCATCTCATTAGCTAGTTTGCCAAAATCAACCCCTACTGATATTTTCAATTTCATCAAAAAACTCCTTTCCAAGTTTTTTAGCTTCTAAATACTTATCTTGGTTGTTTTTAATATATTCTTCTGCTTGAGCAGTAGCCCAAGAAATAGGATCTTTTAATATTTTTTTTATATCGCCTTTTAAATCAACATCAAGATCGTTGATCTTGTCCAGGCGTTTGACGAAAGCTATTAAAGATTGACTGTTGCTTTGTTTGCTCATTAAACCCTCTGTTATTATCTATAATGGCTTGAGCTTGTTCTACTGTTAAATCTTTATTTTCACGAACCATTATTTTTGCTTGTGTAATTAAATTATTTTCTAAATCAAAGTTATCTTTTAGTATTTGATCTTGAACTGTTTTAGGGTATTCTACTTCATAGAAGTCTACACCAAATTCTTCAGAGAGGTTAATTCCATTATAGGAAGCAATGACTCTTTCAATCTCATACAAATCTTTTTCATACAATCTCCAAAGAGCTATATCATCGTAGTAGTCTTCTTTTCTTTCCATATCCTTAACCATCAATGAAATACCACTAGGAACTTCTCCACCAGACTCTGCCCATTGAATCCATAGATGATTGTTTGAGGCAACTAATTCTATTTGGAATTTAATATTTTGAATAGCCTCTGTAATATTCCCACTAGGGCTAGTAATATTATATTTACCTTCATCTCCCATGTCTAGGATAGTGTTAGAACCAGCACGAATCATATTTTGATCTGCTTGCAATCCATTAACCCAAGGTTGACCAAACATATTAAATCTCAACCCTAAGTTCATTTCTGTAATACTAATATTTACTTGCTCATTGCAATTAATTATGTCACTAGCCCCTTCTACATGAAAAGAATCAATTTGATCTTCTCTATGTGTAAATGAAAATGGTAAAATACCATAAGGGTTTTCTTCTTGATAAATAATATCTCCATCTTCATTCATAATTACATTCTTTTCTGCATCCCAATATTCCCATTGTAGTTCTTGAGTATTAGAAAGATCAGCCACTTGATTTAAAAGTGGATATGTAATCGCTATAGGTTGAAATGGATTTTCTCCAAAGTAAGATTCAAAATAGTAAATAGGTCTGTATTCAAATTTGCCATTAGTCCAAAAGACTCTATTAGCAATTGTACCTAATAAACGAGTCATACGTTCTGAATGCTTTAATCTGACATCCTTAGTGGGTGTTAACGATTGATAAAGGTCTGATGTACTACCAGTATTTCTTTTAGCACCAAGTGTATATATACCACTTACCTTGTTGATAAACTTTCTTGTAAAGTTTGTTAAGGATGGAGGTATTTCAGTAAAGGCATCTCCTGTAAAGTATTGCCTAATATACTGCTCAGTTGAAGTACCAGAATAATAATCTAAGTGTTTTCGTATTTCTGCTCTTCTGTTATGAGCCATCATCATCTTAGCTTCGCTTAGTTTATCTTTAATAACTTTGTCTATCATCTTTGAATCCTCTTCATTTCCCTATTTTTCATGGGGAATCTGTTTATAATAAAATATCTAAAAGCATCATTCCCATGATCGTGATAACCATCTTTTATAGGCTCTTCCTTAATCGGTTTACCATCTTCAGACTCAGGATACCTATACTCTTCAAAATCTTGTATTACATCTACACACTTTTTATCCACATGGATTCTTCTAATGCCTTCAGCACTTTCAAAAAATCCTCTAGTGTACGCTACGCTATTAACAATGTTTCTACTTTTTCTATCTTTAGTAGACAATACCCTAATACCGCTTCTTCTAAATATCTCCATATCTCCAGCACCGCTTTGCCCTTGAACATTAGAACCAGCTGGATCGCCATAATAGCTTACTATTGGATACCCTTTAACCTTAATCATCTTAATTAAATCATCGGTCTTAATATCTTTTTTGTGTAAGATAGAATCAAATACTCTAATATGCTCAAACTCTCCATCAAAGTAAGTTTGAATAAATAAAACGGCTGGCATACGAAAGCCAAAGTCAATTGTACAGTAAGTAGGCAAATTAGGATCATAAGGAAAATCTCCCGTATCTAACTCTCTATTAAAATCCCAAACCTTACCTTCAAATACAGAAAATTCTGCACCAAATTCTTGACCAAATAATTCTTTAGACATATTACGCTTACGCTCTATAATTGCTGGGTCTTCAATCCCTAAAGGAAATTCATGTTGATTCTTCCATGATGGAGAAGTGTAGTTAGCCCATATATCATCTACATCGCCTAGTTTATATAAATCATAAATCCAGTTTCTACCTTCAGGGGTTGTAATAAAAATAACTTTACCTTTTCTACCAGCAACAGTTGGAGATAAATACATATCCCAAATCTTTTTATTCATCTTGGCAAC